GCGCTCTTTGCAGACTGCCGCAGATCGGGATGGCTGTCTTTAGTGAGTCCGGGTATGTTAAACATCTGCGCACCGAAAGCGGCGTAAGGGTCACCACCTCCCTTGAAGATGTCAAGCATCTCTTGGTAATCACTAAGCCACGCGAGGACTCGCGGCTCAATCTGCGAGAGATCACCCACGACGAGTTGGTAGCCTTCGGGAGCCATAATTGCTTTGCGTAGGAAACTGCCTCGCTTGAGGTTTTGCATGTTGATTGCGCTTCCCTTTGCTGCCGTCCAGCGACCCGAGAGAGCGCCGTAATACGATAACGGTACAGGTAGTTTGCCTCGCTGAGAGATGTCAAGAAACCTTTGGGCGCGTGTACGTTCAGTTGTGGACTTAACCCGAAGGCGTGCTTCACAAAGGAGGGCAACGTCCTCACGTTCACCATTGAGGAGCGCTTGGAAGAGGGCATCGTTCTTAGCAAGTGCGAGCGTGGGCTTGCCTGTAGTCTTACTGATTTTCGTCGGGGCACTAACCCCGAGCGACTCAAGTATGGCAGCAAACTGCGGGTTCGACGCGAGCGAAGTTTCCTGAATGCCGAGCCTTTGTAATAGTCCTTCACGTGCTTCTCCTTCTTCTGTCAGTGCTTTGATAAGCATCTTGCTGTCAAGCTCAAGCATGGGGCGTGTGTACATCTTGAGCGTCATGTCGATCAGTCGTAACTCTTTGGTGGGATATTCCGATGAGAGACGCCGAAATATCTCTTCACATAAAAAGACGTCGTGCTTGCAGTATTCAGCAAGTTCTCCCTCAATCTTATGATCCAACTCACTGAGTCCATCGGTTGAGTGAACGGCTGTCCCTTTGGCGGGAAGACCAAAATCTCCTGCAAGTTTCGCGAGGGAATTGCCAACTTCCACGCCGCGTAAAGCTCTCGCCATTGATAGCGTGTCGAAGATAAAGGCTGGGTGAGAATCGTAGACCCACTCAAGGATGGATATATCGAACTGTGCGTTGTGCGCAAGCACTGCGGTTCGCCCCCAGTCCACTCCAGAAAAGTATTCAGGTAGTCCGTCTCCTCCAACCCATTCAGTTGGGTTGTCAGTTCCATATTCATGGATGCACGCTCCGAAAGCTTTGAACCTTTTGTCACGTATGTACTCCTCGGTTGTTAGTTTGGATAAGGTGTAGTCCCTCTTGTCCCACCGAGTTTCAAAGTCGATGGTCAGTATCCTGTCAAATGGTTTTGTCATTGGTTTCCTCTGGTTTTACTCTGTATGTTTTTTCATGGTACATACAGATGGATGGGCGCACTGAGATGTCAACCCAGAAATCGCTTTGTTCGTTGTCGGTTACTAAAAGTGCTTGCACAGTCTTGCCGTCAGCAATAGCGCGTAGCACTTCTGCGTGTTTGTGTTCCATCAATTAAATGCCTCCTTTGGTGGTGCGCCAGCCATATTTAGATAGCCGAAAAAATCATTTGCCTCGAGCATTAGCTCCGCAGCTTCCATGTCGTCAGCGTTCATGGTGATGATGCCTGCCATATCCCCCTTCGACTTGATGAGCAGCACCGCTTGGTCTGGGTCAGGGCCGTAGCACTTAACCAGTTGCAGTATCACCATCTTGAAGTGCTCTTTCTCATCCTCGCTCATCAAAGCAAGTCGTCTCTCGATTGTCTGTTCATCCATATCAATTCCTCCCGTAGTTGTTCAATGTTCTCTTCGTTGATTACAAATGCCTCACCGCCTGCGTTGAGTATGCGGTTGAGTTCGCGCTCTTGCAAGGCTGTGGGTTTGTTGTTGCCTGCCTTGCACTCGATGCCAATGAACTTGCCGTTATGACAAGCCACTATGTCGGGGATACCCGCTCTGCCCATGCCGTTTTGCATAGGCGAGAAGTGATACACCTTTAGCTCATCAAGGATTGCCTTGACTTTCTTTTTGACCTTACCTTCTGGGGTCATCATATAACTGCATCCTCCATGTTGGTGAGCAGGTACAGGCGGGATTGCCTTTTGTGCTCGTTGTGTATGCGCTCTAACACTTTGGGGTCTACTCTATCGAATGGGTTCCAAGCGTTTTGTTTAAGTAGCGTTGCAGTGCTAGGGACTCTTTGTTGTCTCTTCTGTCTTGTAGCATTTTTCTCAGCCATTTACCTCCTCCTAAGTTCATGTACTCCTCATACTCACTCTGCGTCACGCGGATGCCTATAGTCTTGCCGCTTTTGGTCAATTCAGTTTTTGGTCTCGGCATTTTTTCTCATCCCTACAAGCGTGTCTTGAAATCTGTACTCACAACTGTGCGTGTCTCCTGCCGCCTTGGTTATGAACACCAGCCTGCACTCTGTGCAATACCATGCTGACCCTTGGGCAACGACGGTTGACTTGTTTGGGTGCGTACCCTTCTCCCTACCAAAGAATGTGCGTATCTTTTCAATCATGCGTCTTCCTCTGCGTGTTCAAACAAGCGCTGCTTCAGCCTTTCGATACGGCGACTGTTGTATTCGATAGTGGCATCTGCGTACTCAGCGGCAGTCTCAGCTTCCAACTTGCGTAGGTATGCCTCTTGCAGTTCTGCGTAAACCACTTCGTAGATGGTCTTTGGTCTAAGAATATCCTTGATGTATTTGATTGTGGTTTGCCTGAATGTCATAGCTTCTCCTCGTATGCCCCAAGCGCCGCATTCCATCCCGCCGCCGCAAACTGTTTGGCTATAGGCTCAAGCCAGCGTGTACCAAACTTCCATTCAAAACGATTGCTCCACCAATGTTCAAATGTCATAGCTTCTCCTTCAAATAAAACTCCATTGCAATACGGTATGGGTTAAGCATTGGAAGCAAGCGATTGGGTTGGTGTTTTGAGTCATCGGAGTAGTAATAGTATTTTGGCTTGCTCTCATCTACGCTGGTAACAACTGTCCCATCAACAACGTGGTGATACCTTGTTTCTTCAACCCGAATGGCGTAGCCCTCTGCCCTTGCCACAGCCAACTTCAACTCAATACTTCCAATAGGAACATAGTTCTTGATGGTGTCGTCTTTTCCAATCATGCTTCCCTCGCTTTCAGCATTGCGTCTGCCATTTTGTATGCATCTATTGCGTCATCTTGCATAGAAGCACGTTTGTCTAACAAAAATGTTTGCATAGCCTTTGCCGCAAAGTAGTCCCGCAAGGTCATGCCGCCGTCAACATATGCGCCACCATTGTTAATGACATATTGTGGAAATGCTGGTGGGTTGCTCATGTGTTCTTCTCCTTGAGTTTGGCTTCAACGGCTTGGGCAAAAATTGCACTGGGAGGGCGGTGGTACATATTTTGTAACTTTTCAAGTACCGCAAAAACATCCTCATCCGTCAGCCCTACCCATGTGCGCTGTGACATTGCATTAACAGCTTTGTCCACGCTTGATTGCGCTTGCTTTTGCATCCCATCAATGAACCCATTCTCATACCCGCGCTGGTACTCCGTAAGGGTATGCACCGCCGCCATCACCGACTCTTTGCGTTGCTTTGCTTGTCGTTCAATCTCGTTGAATGCTTCATCTTCTTCAGTCATGCTTGCCTCCTTGCCGCCACTGCTGCGGCGGAAAAATACTCCAGTTGTTTTTTCCTTGACTCCAAAATGTGCGCAGTGTCGGGATGGTCAGGCCACCCTTCAACCATGTTGCTACAACATCTGTCGCACAGGTTGTCGTAGTTGTGGAACCCCTCGTGTGTGTAGTGCCAACACCGTGGACACTTGACGTAGTCGGGGTCATTTGCCAGCGAACGAACAACAAAGTTCAACCCATTGTTTTTCTCGTCAGTCATCTTTATCTTCCCCCCATGTGCCATCAATCCATGCGTCCAAGCGCCTGTGTAATTCGGCGCGGTTGCGCTCGCCTACAGTTAGTCCGTTGTCAGTCTTCAGGGGACTGGTCAGTAACTTTACAAATCCCTCTTCTGCGCTGAACTCAATGCGTTTACTGGATGTCTTAATTCCAACAACACACAAGGGACTTTCAAACCCGTAAATTAATACTTCTTCTTTCTCACTCATCATCTTCTCCGTTCTGTGTTGAGTAAATCATCCAACCAATCATGGCGCATACAAAGACAAACAGTATCGCGCCCAGTGCCAGCAGCGCAGTCATTACAAGAATCCCTGCAATCGTTTCTAACATGTCAACCTCCTAATGAACCCAAAGATAAAAGCCGTGCAGTATCCCAATCGGGAACATGATTGCGCCAGCTATGAGGAAGCCCCACAAGCCTTGTGCAAAGCAAGTGAAAATGTGTGTGAGCCATGCAATGAAGCAAGTCAATCCAATAAATGCTGCCCAGTTCATGTCAACCTCCGAAGATTTTCTTTAGCTCGTCATACAAGGCGCGTGCTTGCAAAATACTTAAGCCATTGAGTATTGATTGAATGTCCGTTTTAGGTATAGCCTTGGGGGTAGGCTGCGGACTGAGAGCGGCAATGCCTTGGCCTCGTGTAGCTTTGGCTTTCTCTATGACTTGCTTGGCTTGCTTGGCTTTGAGTTGCTTGCGTACTTTTATGGGTGAGTACTCGTTGGCTTTCGCTGTGTATCTACCTTGTTCATCGCGTATGCACAAGCCGTTCTTAACGAACTGCGTGAGCAGTGAGCCAATAGAGGATGACTTGTAGCCGTCCTTCTCCAACGCTACGCAGATTTCTTTGCATGATTGGAGCGGGTTGCTCTTGACGTAATCAAATGTTGCGCGTGTCACGTTGTTGGTGACTTTAAAGTGTGGTACGTATGGTGCTTTTTGCACTTGCTTCTCCTGTTGTTTGTTATCTAATTCCCATTCGCTGAGTATTCCACCCAGTGCAGTTTTTATGTCTGGCATTGCGTTCTCCTTTGTTAAAAAATGTACCTCGCCTCTGCAAAGTTGTCAAGTGTTAGACAAGTTAGCGAGCACTATCGGCGTACTCTACTGTCCATCCCAAAGCCTCGAATACAAGCTCGATACTGACGTCGGGGCAGTCTTGGTGTGCGACTGTTGCAAGCTTCTTCGGCTTGTTGATATGCACGACGGTGTTTGAGCGAGGGATGCCCCAAGTGGCGTTGTCTGAAAGATTCATCAGAACGAGCGATAGCCATTGCTTTGAGTTCTCCATGCCCTCGTGTGTGCTCAGGTCGTAGTTGGTTGGTTTCATTTGTGTCAGGTCTCCATACAAAAAGGTCAAGGGTTACGGCAAGGATTGCCGCGAGGTAGGTTAGTTTCATCATCGTCTCCCAGTATCTTGCTCATCTGCTCATGCAAGTCATACACCTTGGCGATGGATGCCAAGCACAGTGCCACCTCTCCCGCCTCGGCGTAAAAGCCTGCGTCTTGCAGGTGGTTGTGCGCCTCGTGTAGAAGCTCAGATGGCGGCTTGATTATTTTGCCGCTGTAAAAGTCAGGTTCACTCAATGTAGAAGTCGTCATCGCCAGCCTCCATAGCTTCTTTGTTTAGTATGTCAGCGTACTTCTGAGCTTGGGCTTCTGTCTCATACCAGTCGCCGTCGTTCTCTCCGCTGTCGTTGACTACGAGGTAGCCACCTAACTCCTCGTCATCCCCCTCACCCTCGTAGTCCACAACGAACCAAGGCGGCTCGTAGTCTTGTTCAGCCAAGTGCTTGGCAAGCAAGCCATCGTGGTATGCGTCCACGTTTCCTTTGTGATAGTCAGTCATTTACTTCTCCTCGTGGTATTGCATGAACGTCACAACCCCATCATAGTAGTGGGGCACAAGAAAGTCACAGTTATCCAACGCCATCGCTCTAGTCTCGATGTCAGCATCGGCTATGAACTCGGCGCTCTTGATGCTGTGTATCAAGGCGTGGTGGTCGTCGAGGAACTCGATGTCTCCAAAGATTACAAATCGTTTCATTGGTCTATCTCCTTAAATTTAAATGGAACATTTACCTCACTCAACACAGTACCTTCGCAGTCATACACAACCACATTGAAGAACTCCAACTCTTGGCGTATGTGTACATAGCCTGCATCTTTTGTGACCTCTTTGTAATTCTTGTTGTACACATCAAAGTTGACAACAACTGAGTCGTCCTCAAGGGTGTCTGTACGCATAACAAGTTTCTCGTAGTTTTCTAATATCATTTTGCTTCTCCTTTCATAAGTTGTTTCGCCAAAGACTCACACTCCGCCACGCAGAAGTCCAACGTCCTGATAGTGCCTTCAGTGAAGTTAGACCAATGAGAAAACGCCTCTTTATATTTATCGCTCATCAACTCAGGGTCTCTGGCATCCCCCAAATGAGCGCAGTCATAACCAAGCCACCACGAACCATCGTGCCTATCCGCATACGTCAGCCCACCATGCACATCAACAGCAACATCGTCATAGTGCTTCTCATACATTGGGTGTTCGGCTGGCACACTTACATACCCACAGCGATGCCCCATCGGTGTTGCAACTACCTGAGCTTTTAGCCCTGCTTCTGTTGTCCATTCTTTTTCTGTTTTCATTTTGCTTCTCCTTTTAAAGTTCTACATAGTCAGGCGCGTCTTCTCTTTCGAGCACGATGACTTTCTGCTTTGACATTGCTTCCATGTATGCACGCACACCATACACAAGAACCTCAAATTCCACATCCTTCATGTGCTCATCAAGGTTGTTCAATGTGGCGAGCAGTCCTAAGTCGCCGTCTTCACGCATGATTCCGATTGATGCTGTTTTCATTTTGCTTCTCCTTTACGTTTAAAAAACGCAGGGGAATTCCCCTGCACAAAAATACACCCGTCAAATCTCGCAGTAGGCGTAGTCATACAACCACAACAAGATGTTCTCGGGGTCTTCCCCCTCACGCAACGCCACGACCGCCTCGGTCAGTAGCTCGTCAGTCAATGCGCCTCGGCGGATACTGCGCTTGGCAAGCACAGGGTCTTCGGGGTACACGCACTCAGCTATCAGGTCAATCAGCCCTGTGTATATACCTACCATAGCGTCATACAGCGCATCCTCCACGATGCCCTCGTAGGTGTCATCCATGACAGGCGGTTGCTTGTCGTAGTCCTTCCACCAGTCCTTAGTCCATGCACCTGATGGCACGGCGTAGCCAGCGTGGTCATACGCATCCCACTTGCTCTCTACGACCGCAGGGTCGCGGTCGGTTGGCAGGGTATCCCACGGCAGGGTAAGCACGGCATCAGCCAAGGCGGTGAAGTGATGGATGTTGAGTTCTTCTTTGTCGCTGTGCTCATACATATAACCCACGCTGATGTTGGTGCATTCGGGTATGACATCAACGAACTCTGCGGTATCTGTGTAGATACCTGAGTCGTCACCCAAGTACATGAGCACGTTGCCT